GTACACTCTTTCCCTACACGACGCTCTTCCGATCTCTAAGATGGGTTCACTATGGCTGCCTTTGACATTGAAGTAATAAACACCGATTGGTCCAATGATTCCAAAATCAATGAACTAGACTTGGTGGGTTCGATTCGTGATGTGCCTAAACTCCACTCAAAATGGATTGGCAAACTGTCTCTGGCAAAGCTGCAATTGCGACAGCGAATTTCCAAGTACAACAATCTACGTCAGGCTAAGTTTCGCTACTATCGTGGTGAAATGACGAAAGACGAACTTGACAAGTTTGGCTGGACTCAATGGCAGGGTGTAAAGCCTCTCAAAACGGACATGTCAGAGTTCCTGCAAACAGATCCTGACTTGACATTGCTAGAGGACAAGATTCACTATATGGAAGTGGTTGTCTCGACACTAGAGGCAATTATTCGCAGTATCAACAGCCGAGGCTATGATTTGAAGACCATGCTAGAGGCTAAGAAATTCTACAATGGGATGAACTGATATGTGTTTCACATGGTTAGTAATTGGCGTCATTATGGGTGCCACCGCTATTCTTGCCATTTTCTCTAAGTTCAAGTAATGGAAGAAGTAGTCCGCGTATCGAAAGTCAACGAGGCATACATCAAAGTAGATTGTAGCCCTTCCGTTGCCTACGAGCTGTCGGACTACTTTTCCTATGATGAACCCGGAGCGAGATTCATGCCCCAAGTACGGGCAAGACTGTGGGACGGCAAACGCCGTCTTTTCGGCCTTATGTCCCGTGAAATGTACTCTGGCTTGTATTTGCATCTGGTTCAGTTTTGCAAAGAGCGTAGCTATGACATCGAAAAGGTACCTACTGAATACGGGCTGCCTCTCGACATTCATCCAGTTAGAATAGAAACACTGGAGACGTTCTGCAAGAGTCTGAATCTGCACTATGACGGCAAGCCTATTTCCATATACGATCACCAACTGCAAGGTGTATTCTATGGTCTAAAGCATCGTGGTAAGCTGCTGTTGTCTCCTACTGGTTCAGGCAAGTCCCTCATCATCTATGTGATTTTGCGCTATCTAAAAGCGTACAATCAAATGAAGGGCATTGATAAGTCACAGATACTAATCGTTCCGCGCACTTCGCTCGTAGAGCAAATGTACTCTGACTTCCAGGAGTATTCATATGCAAATAAGTGGCCAGTGGCAGATATGTGCGCTAGGATATATTCGGGTTTGCCGAAAGACCCGCCTTCTCCTATCGTAATCACTACTTGGCAGAGCATCTATCAACAGCCCAAACCGTTCTTCGATAAATACTATACAGTAATAGGTGATGAGGCTCACACATGGAAAGCTAAGTGTTTGACTAGCATCATGTCCAAATGTACTGAAGCACCATATCGTATCGGTTTGACTGGTACGTTGGATGGTACAGAGGTCAACAAGCTTGTGCTTGAGGGTCTATTTGGTTCAGTCTATCAAGTTGCCACGACTAAGGAACTTCAGGACAAAGGAATTCTAGCACCGTTGAAAATCAAGATAGCGGTGTTGAAATACTCTGATGAGGAAAGAAAGGCGATTGCTAAGTCGAAGGAGTATTCAGACGAAATAGCCTTCTTGCTTGCGCACGAAAAGCGCAATCGATTTGTACGAAACTTAGCTGTGGCACAGAAGTCTAATACTCTAGTGCTTTTCAATCAGATCGAAAAGCATGGTGATATTCTGTACCGAATGATTAAGGAAAAAGTAGCAGATGGTCGAAACGTCTATTACATCCATGGTGGTGTAGACGTAGAGGAACGTGAAGCAGTACGCAAGATCATGGCAAAGGAGACAGATGCTATTGTTCTCGCCTCGTATGGAACCTATCAGCTTGGTATCAACATACCCAATTTGCATAACGTTGTTTTTGGATCGCCTTCTAAATCTAGAATTCGCAATCTTCAAAGCATTGGTAGAGGGCTACGCACGACTGCTGGGATAGCTTACTGCACGTTGTTTGATATTGCTGACGACCTGCAATGGAAGAACAGAGTTAACCATACGCTGAAACACCTACTTGAAAGAATCGACATTTACAACAACGAAGAATTTGATTACAACCTTGTCGAGGTACCACTCTAGGAGCAAAGGGAAGAAAATGGAAGAACAAGAACTCCAATCTCCTATTTACTACATGCGGCTAATGAATGGCGATTCCATCATCGGCAGGTCTGACGATGATATGGACAAAATCAACGATATAGGATATGTGGTGATGCGGGACATAATGAAGGTTAAGAATCAGATGATGTCCTCACCTCACGGCGAGCTATCGGAAATAATGATGATACTGCCATGGCTTGAAGGCACATACATCACCCAAGACATTTCAATACCCACAGACACAATTGTTGCAGCGTCAATGTGCAAGAATTCTCTCGCGTTCAAATACGCGAAGCACGTTGCGGGTTACAAATTACGGGAAACGATTATGGAAGATTCGTTCACTAAGGCTTTCGCCAAAATGGAAAGCGAGTCGAACGATCAACAGGAGGAAGCAGCATCAGAAGAAGAACCGAAGATGCTGATTGTGCCTCAACCACCGCGTCAGCCAGAAATGCTGTCGCCACAAAGAATGATGGAAGCAGAAATGGATGGAGAGCTTGATGAAGAAGAAGATGATTCGCCTTCGGCGAAGCCTTCGGCTGATCTATCGTACCAAGTAGACGGAAAGACATATCACTAAGTAACCATATCTCCAACCGCACACAGGCATTATACAACGGGTTGTCAAATTTGTCAAATGAGGAAATTCTATGCATGAATCAACGGAAAAAGGATGGGACATTAGAGTTAACGGCAAGTATATTGGTCGTGCTCCAATTGATCCTAATTGGGGGCTTGAATCAGCACAGGCACATATTAAGGCTGCGCTGGCCAAGGGTGTTATCAAGAAGGACGATTTATCGTTCCCTAATGTGACGCAATATTTGGTAGTGGATTCTAGTGCGCCGATGCTGCCGATCACAGGTAAGAAGAAAAGGGGACGGGCATGAGTGATGCACAAGTAGCACCACCAGAGAAGCCAGCAAAGCCACCTGCACACTATGTGGACAAAAAGAAGTTCCACGAAGCGATGGTTGCATACAAGGATAAGATCAAAGCAGCGCAGGCTAAAGGGCTCACTCGTCAAGACGATGATTGGCCACGTGTAGACAACTATATCGGCGATTGCTTTGTCAAGATTGCCAAGCACCTAGCGTATCGATACAACTTCATCAACTATTCGTATCGTGATGAAATGATTTCTGACGGCATAGAAAATTGCTTGACCTATGCTGACAAGTATGATGCAGACACCTACAAGAATCCGTTTGCGTATTTTACACAGATCGTTTTCTTTGCCTTCGTGCGACGTATTCAGAAAGAGAAGAAACAGCTTCACACCAAATACAAGTACATTGAAAGTCTTGACCTCACATCGATGATTACTCAAGGTCATGATGATGGTGAATTCACAAACGAATTCGTGTCGTGGCTAAAGGAACAGTTGGATGATGTCGATGCATCGAAGCGCGAACCTAAGAAGCCAGCCAAGAAGGCTAAGGTGGCTAAGGTTGCAAAGGTCAAAAAGACCCCGCGTGGTGGTATTGATGACCTCTAAATATCCATCATTAGTTTGCCCGTATTGCAGAGAGCCAATTCTAGTGGAGAATTTCTGCTCACACGCGCATTCAGTACATGACGCTAAAATGCCATTGACCATGACGAAGGAAGACATCGACAAACGTTATGGTCAATTGGGCGGAGTGCTATACGGAGAAATGGACGAACAGGGCAGGTTCAGACCGAATGTGACTTGACATATCCACTAAATATCTGTATACTTAGGAAATAGGTAGCGTACCTATTCATCAGAACGCGCATCGACGGTTGAGATACCGGTCAACGAAAGGAACATAATGGAAGCAATCAAGATCAGCGAGCTATTCTATAGCTTGCAAGGTGAAGGGAAATATGTAGGTGTCCCTTCTATCTTTATGAGAACGTTCGGCTGTAATTTCACCTGTGGTGGTTTCGGAATGCCAAGAGGTGAAAAGAGTGAGCAACGGTTTCATTTCCCAGTAGAAAATTATCCCACGTATCAATCGCTGCCGCTAGTATCTACGGGCTGCGATTCCTACGCCTCTTGGGATCCTCGTTTCAAGCATCTTAGTCCGCTGCTGACAATAGATGCTATCATCGAACGAATGACCTCGTTGCTGCCAAACGGCGACTACAACAACAAAGATCAACCCATCCACCTTGTCATAACGGGTGGCGAACCTTTGCTGGGTTGGCAGAAGATGTATCCAGCGTTGTTGGAGAAACTGTTTCAAAAACAAGGGTTGGATTTCGTTACGTTTGAAACTAATGGCACACAGCCATTGCATGACGACATGATCCAATATATGATGAAATCCACCATCAAGTTCACGATGTCAATCAGTCCAAAGCTTGCTGCGTCTGGTGAAGCAAGGTCAGATGCTATCAAACCTGAGGTCATCATGGAATACATTGATGCGTTGGAGAACAAACAGAACTTTGAAACAGACGACATCTATTTCAAGTTTGTGGTTGACAAGCCAGAAGATGTGGAAGAAATTGATTCTGTGCTACAGCAATACGCTTTGGGTGGTTGTTTCTACATTCCAGTTTACCTGATGCCCGTTGGTGGTACTGGTGAACTGTACTACAAGAACAACCAGCAAGTAGCGAAAATGGCCTTGGATCGTGGCTGGCGATATAGCCCGCGCATTCAAGTTGATCTTTGGAAGAATGCGTGGGGTACTTAATGAATTTTCCTGATGCTATAAATGGTGCATTTGAATTGTGCGCAGGCTTCTTTGTACTGAAGCATTGCGCGGTGCTTTACAAAGACAAGTTGGTTCGTGGGGTTAGTTTGCTTGCCGCATTCTTCTTTACCTCTTGGGGATTCTGGAACCTGTTTTACTATCCGCACCTTGAACAGTGGTTGAGTTTCTATGGTGGGTTGTTGATCGTCCTTGCGAATTCGTTATGGGTAGGCATGATGATCTATTACAAGCTTCGTGAAAGGAAGATGAATGAAAACCGATCGTGATTTGGGACTGAAGGTCGAGACATATCTTCGCAAGTGCGGGTGTGAGACACCAGTAAGCTATTCGTTTGATATGCATCACGATACGCAGGTAGGAAAGATCACCGAATCGTTCCGCGAAATCATGCAGACGCTTGGGTTGAACTTGAAGGACGATTCGCTTCAAGATTCTCCGGCGCGTGTGGCGAAGATGTATGTGGACGAAATCTTCTCTGGATTGAACTATGAGAATTTCCCGAAATGTACTACAGTAGAAAACAAGTTTAGTTACGATGAAATGGTGATCGAAAAGGGTATCACCTGTCTATCAGTTTGTGAGCATCACTTTGTCACCATTGACATGAAGGTTCACATTGCCTATATCCCTGACCAAAAGGTTCTTGGCTTGTCAAAACTGAATCGCATTGCTAAGTTCTTTGCGCGACGTCCACAGGTTCAGGAACGCTACACAGAACAGGTACAGCACGCGCTTTCGTTCATTCTCGAAACGCCTAACGTGGCTGTAGTGGTAGAAGGCAAACACTATTGCGTAGTGCAACGTGGGGTAGAGGATACCAACTCGTTGACGATTACATCAAAGCTTGGTGGTGGGTTCAAGACGAATTCATCTTTGCGTGCAGAATTTATGAGTCTGATTCGTGAAAATTAACCTAGAATACGTTGCGTCGGGTACCAACTATACCCGACTACCAAATCCAGGCGCGTATGAATTGCCTGTGAATTTGGAAATGATCCGTAAGGTGTTTCAGGGTCTACAACAACCACACCACAAGTTCTCTCTGCTATACAATGCATATACGGAGAAGCATTTTGGGGTCGCGTTCAAGAAATACTATCGTGATTGGGTTCATAGCATCCATGCTGACTCAGGTGGATTGCAGATGGTCACTAGAGGTGAAACACCTACGCCACAGCTAAAGACTGAGGTGTATGAATCTCAGGCACGCGATTCTGATGTGGCGATGTCATTCGATGAAATTCCAATCTTCATTGCTGGAGATAGGTCGCTTCGCCTCGACATGAAAAATCGCTTCTTTGATCCAGACAAGTTTGAAAGTGCGGCGATTGCTACTGGTGATAATCTGACAGAGCAGTTGGAGTATTTCGAGAAGCATAATTCCGAAACGAAGCCACTGTTCATTGCACAAGGGAATGATCTTGAAACGTATATTCG